CGAGGATTTGCTGCCATTGATAGAACTCTTCACTCGCCACCGTCAGAATGTGCGGCTGGAGTTGCGGGGCGGCCGCGAGCATTTCCTCGGCTGGGAGCACCAGGGGCTTTGCGGGGCCGGTGCTGCTGCTTGCCTCGCCACTCTTGAAGCCTGGCTCCGAGCTTGGCGAGATGGTCGTCTGCGTATGTGACTTGTCCCGTGGCGGCGTCAAGAGTGCCGATGGGCTGAGGCTCGGCTTCATTGTCCCAGGTGAAGACGCGGGTTCCTGCGACGAAATAGGGGATGCCATTCACGATGGATCGGATCATCATTTTCCTTAACCGCAAAAAGAGGTTCGTTTTGCGGTCAATTTTTACGGGGGTGGCGATGCGTAAATATAAATTACTGAATAATCATCATAGACTCTTCAAGCATCTTCTTAGGAAGAACCCAATGCATGTGCGGCTCCCAATGGCCGCCCACAAACTCATTGGCACCCAGTTGGTCGCGGAAATCCGACTCGTCCATCGTGCGGACTCCATTCATAAACTTGGACGTCTGGCTCGAATGGTCGTCAAAGGTATTATCGCTATAGAAGGACTCGGCGTCGTCGTCCTCATTGGGGTCATAGCGAAACACGATAATCTCATCATTCATAAAGAGGTCATACAACATGCGCTCTTTATGAATGTACTTTGCTACGGCAGAAGGCGTATTTGCGGGCACGAGCGTCTCCAGATAATCGTCATAGCGCTGAATGGCGCGCTCAATCTGGGGCTGCGTGACAACCAGGTTCCACATCGCCAGTACGTATTCCTTTGCCTCAAGCGTAAGTGCGTCCATTGTATCTGTATTAATTATCGTGGGTACTGGTGATAGGAGCGGCCGCGGTGGTTCAATTTTTGTCTGGCGACGGGTCTGAAAATGCGGGGCGGTTTCAACGACACCATATTCTTTGTCTGCTCCTGGAGTGCTTGTGCTAGGGAGCTAGACCAAATCCAGCCATTTGAACTTTTCATCCAGCGCGAGGCAAAATCCCAGTTCCACGGCCTTTTGCTCCATCTTGTTCTTTATTCCAGCCGTTTTCAGTCGCTCCAATGACTCTGAATTCAGTCGGCGGATGGCTACAATAAACTGCTCCACAGATTTCCCCTCAAAGCCGCGACGACAGATGGCCTCGCGGAACTTTTCCACCGATAGATACGGCCGATGCGCGCCCGCGGGCCTCACGCGGCGCAACTTGCCCACATTGAATTCCTTCTCCAGCGCTTTAATAAACGTGTTGGCGACAAGATTTGGGTCATGCTTCCACTCTACAGCCCTCGTCGTATTCAGAATCTTGAAATACTCAATAGCCTCCGTCTCCGTCTGACATGCGCGCTCAATCACAATACAGTCAAAGTTCTCCTGCTCTGGATTCTGATAAAACGCCTCCTTCAGAATCGCCACACGATGCTGCCCATCAATAATAAAACTCATATAATCATCGTCAATAGGATATGTAATAATGTGATAAGGCTTCAGGTCAAGAGAGCGGATATTCCCCTTTAGCGTCTCTTGAATTTGCCGCTTGTGTTCTTCACACAAGTGCCGATTGCCCTGCCAAATAGGAATGCGAATAAGGTCCTTTACGGGCATTTTGCGCATGATGGAGCGGTCCGAGAAGATGTGGAGATTCGCCGTGGTCCGTGGGGGCGGTGGTTTAACTGCGGAGAGCATTGTGTTGGTGTACATGAGTTTGGTTTAGCGTGTTTAGCCAATTTTAGCGGGGGTTATGTATTCATATCATAATACAACTGAACAATTTCTACAGTCTTATCAGTCTTGTTGGTAATCCAATACTTGAGCGAATCCTTCAAAGAGGCTAGACGCTGTTTCCATTCGGTTTCTTTATTTAGTTTCACCGAGCACACGCCATCCGCCGCTTTCCAGCAACTCTGAATCTTTTTTCCAGATGCGTCCAAATACTCATCTGGATTGAAGCGAATAAAGACTAGTGGGCGATGCTGTAAATCTTGCGATATTTCCATAATGCGCTTATTCTCGCAACTACAATCATACACTTGATGCTGATTTTCATCAATTTCTACAATAATCACTTGGCCTCCCATATCCAGCAAGATGTCTGGTCTGCGTCGCGAGCAGCCATCTTGGACACTCTTATCAAAGTTGAAATCATAGTCTGGAAATTCTGCCTTGATAAACTCTACAACCGAGCGCTCTTTTGTTTTATAGTTGCGCGCAGTAGGCTTGTCTGGAAATAGGTGGACGAAACAACGCACACAGTAGTTATCATAATGTTTTATAGCACCAGTGCCACAGAGTGGTGTTTTACATTTTTTATTTTTTACATCAACCATGTTTGGCTCCTTGTGCTTCACACAGAACTTGCCTCGCTTTTTTCCTTCAAAATTGAAATTTGCCGTAGTTTTACAGCCTTCATGTTGACAGAATGCGCCATTAATTTGTACCATCCCATTCTTTCGGTGTTCCGCACAATATAACCTTGCGGTCTGGCCTTCAAAATTATATGCGCTTTTTTTCTCACAAGTAGGTTCTATACAGGTTGGACTTAACACATTTACCATGTCTTCTTTTTTATGTTTTGCGCAATAAATTGCTCCTATTATGCCAGGTTTATTATAACATGGCATTGTTTTACAATTAGGCTCCAAGCATCTGGCATGTATTACATCAATCATATTCTGTAATTTATGCTTAGCACAATAAATTCCTCTCTTCTCCCCTTCAACATTAAAGTTTGGTGTATTTTTACAGTTTTCCGCAATACATGTCTTTTTATTAATACGAACCATACTGTCTTTTTTATGTGTATAGCAATAAAGTGCTCTTTTTTCATTTATATAATTATATGATGGAACTATCATACAGTTGTGTTCTTTACAAAGTTTTTGATAGGTATCTATCATATCTTTTTCTTTATGTTTAGAACAATACATTGCTGGTCTAATATCCTTGTAATTATATCTGGCATTGGCAGAACAATCTTTGTTTTGGCATTTACGCCTTGCTTGTGCCATTTTCTTTACTAAATATTGTGAAAAATATCTGGTTCAATTTTACCAACTGATTCAGATATTTTAAATTATTTAATATACTTATTTATTATTTTTTAGAATTCTACATCCGTAGCAAATCGCCTATCTTCTTGTTTACCAAGAGTACCACTTTTAGAATATTCAACAGAAACGCGTTCAAAGAAATTGGTCTTGCTATTTAAAGAAATCATTACCATGAAGTCAAATGGGTTTTTCGCATCATAAATCTTCGGATACCCCAGTTGGACGCAGTGGCGGTCGGCCACATATTTAATATATTCAATCATGAGTTCAGAGTTCATTCCAATAAGGTTACAGGGGATGGACTCGGTGATGAACTCCACTTCAATCTCCACAGCCTCCTTGATAATTGCGTGAACCTCTTCTACAGGAAGTTTATTGACTAGTTTGCTATAGAGCAGACACGCAAACTCCGTGTGGAGGCCCTCGTCGCGGCTGATGAGCAGATTGGCTTGGCACAGCCCTGGCATTAAACCGCGCTTCTTGAGCCAGAAGATGGCGCAGAAGGACGCGCTGAAATGGACGCCCTCCACGACGCTAAAGGCGAGCACGCGGTGGGCGAAACTGCGCTTCACAGGGTCCATCCACTTCATGGCCCACGCGGCCTTCTTCTCCACACACGGCACATTGTGGATGGCTCGCAGCAGTTTCAGCTTCTCGTCCTTGTCGCGGATATACGTATCAATCATGAGCGCATAGGACTCTGCGTGAACAGATTCAATCATGTTCTGCGCGGCATAGAAGAAGCGCGCTTCTGGGACCTCCACTTCATTGCTGAAATTCTTCATCAGATTTTCCATAACAATGCCGTCACTGTTGGCAAAGAAGGCGAGGACGTGCTTCACAAAGAAGCGCTCATTGTCGTTGAGTTTCTCGTCCCAGTCTTTGATGTCCTTTGCTAGATCGACCTCCTCAGGAATCCAAAAGACGGCCATCTGCTTCTTGTACATGTCCCACATGTCGCGGTGTTCAATGGGGAAGATAGAGAAGCGGTTGGGGTTTTCGGCCAGAAGCGGCTCATTAAGCGAAGCGGAAGGGGGGGCGGAGGAAGTCATCTGGTAAAAGTCGGGAATTTGTGCCTACTGTCTCAAGAGGGCGCGTTTGCTGAGTCAATTTTATGCGGGTTGCTCTTGGGGCTGCGGGATATGAAGGCTCTTATAGTATTCGACCACGCGTTTATTTGCCTTGAAGGCTTTCGGATCAAGGTCATAGATATAGAGACTCTCAAGGGATTTTACGCGGCTGAGGGCGACATAGGCTTGGCCCATCTCAAACGTCGAGGGACCGAGATCCACAAGAGCACAATCAAGAGTGGCTCCTTGACTTTTGTGTATAGTACATGCCCACGCATGAATGAGCGGCGTTTGCTCACGCTTCACACCCTCAATTTCATCCGACTCCCACGACATGGGCGCAATAGGAATTGCTTCAGTGTGCCCTTTAAAGAGCACAAGAGGCACCGAGGGCGTGGTTTCCGTGAAGCCCTCAATGACGCCGCGGCTGCCATTGACGAGTCCCATCTCCTGGTCCATATTGTAAATCAGCATAACCTGCGCACCCTGTTTGAGTTCTAGGAGAGGCTTATAGGGCGCATCGCGGTCAAGTTTACTGATTGCGCGTTGGACTTCTGGCGTCGCCTCCGTGAGGCCTTTTGCGAGTTTCGCGTCAAATACGGTCTTGGCTTCATAGCGTTGCGTGGGGCCCTTGAGCGCCCTCATATTTGTCTCATTCACCATCTCCACGTCGGCGCGGCGCGAGAAGAGCAGCGTCGGCTTGATTTTTAGATTTGACCAGTCAATGCTCTGCCGATTCATCAGAATCTGGAGGCTGGCGTCGCTCAGTTTCCCATACCGCGCCTCGCCGAGCACCTTGTGAAATGTGGGATCGTCCTGCCGCACGATTTCCGCGAGGTGACACACTTTGAAACCAAATTCTTCCCAGACGGTGGTTTCAAAGAGCAGTTCCTCGTCTTCCTGTTTCTTTTCTTCGCGCTTAATCACGGGCGGCAGCTGGCACCAGTCGCCCACAAGAATGAGTTGAATGCCGCCGAAGGGCTCCAGACGGCGACGCACCTGCTGCGCAACGTTATTGAGCAGGTTCAGAATATCCGGTGTCATCATGCTCACTTCATCAATAATGAGGGCGCTCGTGAGGAGCCAGCGGCGCAGCACCTTGTTCTTCCACGGAAGTTTACGAATATCAGAGGCGATTTTCGTCGCGGCTTCCTTGCCGAGACCAATGCCCGCCCAACTGTGAATTGTCTTTGCCTCTTTGCCGAGGAGCAAGGCCGCACAGCCCGTGAGCGCCGTGACGGCAATCTTCTTGCCTTTATTCTCAAATTCCTGCTTGATTTGCTGGATGAGATAGGATTTGCCCGTGCCACCAGGACCTGTCAGGAAGACATTGTGGCCTTCAAGGATGGTATCCAGAGCGACCTTCTGACCTTGATTGAGGGGCATTTGTTTAGCGTTTGGTGTAACGCAAAAAGGGTGCTCGGCAAGGGCCAATTTTTAGGTGTAATGGGTCAAATGCGCAGGGCTAGAGTTAGTCCGTGTGAGTTTTTTAATTACAGGAGCATCGTCTATAGGCACAACGCGAGACTTTGATGGGGTGTTTTGAGGCTTGGGAGCAACGGTCACAATAGTGTGATTCTTTGGAGTCTGTCCTGTAATAAAATCCTTCTCGGCAGGGGTCAAGTCATCTAAAGAAGGAGGCGGTGTAAACGTTTCATCAGATTCACCTGTAATAAAATCCTTCTCGGCAGGGGTCAGGTCATCTAAAGAAGGAGGCGGTGTCAACGTTTCATCAGATTCACCCGTAACAAGTTCATCATCTGTTATAGATTTTTCGCGAGTATACACATGTATAATTGCGGTCGTAAATCTAACCATGCGCCCCTCCTTTTTATCTAGCATATCGCGCGCGCCCATAAGAATAACGCCTAGTAATCCTTTTGCGAAAATATCTAAATATACATAGATTATACTCTGAACTTCATATGATATAATATTCGTCTTGTAAAAAATAAAACTAATAGGAAATAGCCCCCATATGATTAGTGTATATACACATAAAAATTGATATATTTTATTGTTGATTGATTGTTTTTTCTTGAGACGGATATTAGTATATTTATTGAACATATTACGCCCCATAAAATACGCACAGCAAAGACAAACTCCATAAAATGACCATACTGAAGCAGGATGCGTAGCAATATGCGCGTAATACCCAAATGTGTACATAATACTATTCAACGTACATAGACATATGATATCTGTAACAGCTGAAGATTCTAATAACACAATTGCGATAAGAATAGGAGGCACAGAAATACCCCAAGAGAAAAAACGTAGAAATATAGGACATGTGTGTATAAGACTAGTATCTTGTGTAGTATATATTATTAAATTTAATATATAATAAAATAGTTTAAAAAATGTGGATGCTAATGGAAGTGCCTTGAATATTTTACTTTGTTGTTTTTTTGTAGAATGATAGCTATCGGCGAATATATATGAAAATCCCCCCATCATGACTGCGCCGATGCCCATATGGACCTGAAGTGCAATTGATAGCGGGGATTTATCTAACTCATAACTGTGCATAGCATTCTCCTACATATTTGCGCGTAAATTATTTAGGTTGTTCACACAAACATGTGCGGCAGTCCCAGAAGGAGTTTCGCATACGGAATTTTGAGGTCCGTGGGCTGAAGATAGAAGGCTTGGCGCAGATAGGGCGTCGTGCGGATTTCCAGATCGTTCAGGTCCACGAGGTCGTGCTGAATAATGTGCTGATTCAGGGCGCGCAGAAAGTCGCCGATGAGGAAGCGCTCGGTCAGATTGAGCGTCGCGACCAGGTTTCGCACAATGTCAGTGTTGGGGCCATCCTTGACGCGGACCTTGAGGTCGGCCAGTTCAAAGGTCTGGCGGTCAAGAGCACGCTCAATAGAATCTAGGCGGTGGAGGAGCAGATTGGAAGCCTGCGCAAGCATCTCAATCTGCGCCGCGAGTTCTTTAGTCGGCGACTCCTTAGTTGGTGTCACGGCAGAATCGTCGTCCATAATCATATCGGTTTCATCCATTTTTTGTGTTCTCTATACCCATAAAATTGACTATGGTTAAAGCCAATTTTATGCGTACACCAAAATGAGCCATCCTAATGCTACGGCTACTGCTTGTACGGTTTGTGGGGAGGCTGGCCACCGCGCATCACGCTGTAAAGCAATCGGCCTCCCGCCCCCTGGATTTCACACTGGAGGCAATGGCGGTGGCGGGCATAGTCATGATGATGACGACGAAAAGGCCACCGCCTCCTCCAACGAACAGGTCGTTCTAGCAGGACCCTTTGGCAATCACATGATGGTCATGTTTGATTTCGTCTTCAAGAACCGTATAGAGCACGTTTCTACAAGCAATCCGCCATTCGCATAGACACCATAATTCATTGCCACATCATGATGTTCAAGGGCAAAATGCCAAATTGTATATGTCCCTTCAGAATTCCAAGGCTCGGCACGTTCATCAACGCATGCCATAAGTCTATATTTTTTATCAGTTACAAACAAGTTTCCAAGATGCTTAATTGTGTCTTCTTTTTGCTTGTCGGTTATGGGGAATACAAGGATAGAATGGCACCCTGTAATATATAAATCTTCATTGAGCTCAGGATATTTGGAGGGAGAGCATTTATAAAGGCGATTTTCTGTGCGCGTGTCATTCCCAGGATTTTCAATAGATCCCTTTCCAATGGCGACCACTGGCTTGAATCCATCGCGGCTTGTTTTCACAAGGGTTCCAGTTCGTATACTTTCAATCGGAATATACTTTTCAACTCCATCCACCTGGCAGAGAATCTTGGACCCTTCTAAGAAGCAAGGAATAGATGGATATAAATAATAGTACCCAACCGGATCTAATGTACTTCCTTCAGGATAGACTACATTTTGTGGAGAAGTACCTGTGCTATTTGACGCAAGTCTCCAACTTGTATATCCACCTACCAATCCTGGACTTGGAATAGTATAACTTCCATAGTTTGCTATTTGGTTTGTGGTTGCCAAAGCATCCGCTTCACTCGGATAATAAAATGTGACTGATGCTCCAACCGGTTGCGCAAATTCATTCATAGGGCCGAGCAATAAGCGAGGCGTATTGGCAGTATGTTGTGTTTCGTGTGAAAGCCCTTCATTAAATACAAATCCTGTATTGGATTGAATAGGATACGATTGTGAATCTACAACGAGTTCACCTGGTGTGTCATTGAGATACACTAAATATGTATTTTCAAATTGTGTAGAACTAATATCCACGTGAGGTGTAGTATCCCCCTTAATCCATCTCATAGGGATTAAGGACCCTGCGGGAAGATTCAATCCAAATCGGGCCTGTAATGTGGCACGGATAGATTCAGTTACAGGTATTGAAAAATAAACCATTCCAGCTGAGCGGGCATCCAGGGAAGCCTTGGCCGCGAGAACTTCAGGAAGTTGATTCAAATAATTAACTTCCTGATCGGAAAACACATTGGTGTAGATAGTTGCCATTCTATTCTATCTCTTTTTTTCAATTATAATCTTTAGCGCGCTATTCATTTAAGCCAGCAGCGCCCTTCGCCCTACAAAACGGCTCAAGGGATGATGAAACTCCGTCCACACTGCGAGAGCCGGTTCCTTGCTGTCATACGTCTCCCAGCAGACCTTCCAGTGTGGCGGTATGAGGAGCGCCGACCCTGGACGCACAATCACATCCACATATTGAATCTGAGCGAGCAGAGGCGCATCGTCGCGCGTCATCTTACTCACTCTTTTTCCCTTCCAAGAAGGCGGCAAATACGGTTCCGCAGACTCGTTCAAGAGGCTCACAGCCAGAGCGCCATCTGTCGCAAAAAGCGCGGTGCTGTAGCCATAGGTCTGACGAAGACCCTGTGCGCCTATCGTGACTTCCGTGCGCGTTGTCGTGATAGGACCCCACCATGTCGCGCCCGTAAATGACGGCAGCAGTGTCTGACGAATCCACACAGGAAGACCAATCTGTTGTGCGAGGGTCTCAGCAGTCTGTGGCTTCAGCGGATAGGATTCCTGCTTGATGGCTTCTGCGAGGGTTTTTCCATTGACGGGGGTTGCCGCAAGTGTCGGACGCTGTTGAATGTCCGCGCGCGTCCAGAGTTGTTGAGGCTGCGGGGCTGGAAGCACAACAATCGGCGATCTCTCCGCGAGAAGTCCCATGGCCTTATCTAGAGAATCCGTCTGTAGAATCCGGAATTCCTGGACGGCCTGTTTATAGAAAAAAAGGAGTATGAGAATTAGTACTCCCACGACGAGAAATGCTTCAAGAATCATAGTGTCTACCTATTTAGAGGCTCATTTACCGCGGTGTGCGTACCTTACGCACGCCAGAGCGTTAAGCACTAGACAGTGCGCGGCTTGCGCGTCTTGCCGCGCTTAGAGCGACGACTACCCCCTTTGATGCTGCGAATACAGTCCTTGAACAATCCAGGGACAAACTTGTTTTTTTGTATACAATCAAGTTCATCCTTTGTAAGTTTCTTTTCCTTGCGCCCCTTGAGGTCGCCCTTGGCCGTATATGTCTCCACAGCCTTGTAGCCTTCGCCGTTCTTAATGTCTACAATGTTGCGACGCGTTTGCCCTTTGCCATTTTCAAAAGCACTGTGAATTTGTGCACTGTGATATGAAAAATGATTCATTGGTTCTTTACTGAATATTGAGATATTATTTGGTCTACTTGCCACTTACAGCGGGCTCGCAATACTCGCAGACCTGGTAGGCTGGAATTCCAGTTTGCTGGAAAATCTGGCGGCGGAGACTGGATTCCGTCTGGAGGAGACGCTGGAGGCGGTCCTGGTCGAAATTCAGACTGAATTTTCCAGACTGAATTTTCAGATCCGTGGCCACCGCCACAATGGAGCTGATTTGACTACAAAGAGCGTGTACAGACATTCTTTGTTGTTAGGGTACTGATTTTCAGACTTGGGCCGCCATTCAATTTTTTCCTGGTCTAACTACTTTAGTTTCACAACATTTATATGCGGCTGGTGGCGAGTTACTGCGCGGTGATGGTTGTGACGACGCATGGGCGTCAGAGCACGTCGGCCGTGAGTTCTTCTCGTCTTGTTACGTGGATGATGATGTTTCTTAAATCCAGTCGTATCGGGCGGCTGGGGCGCAATGGCCACATAGAGTCGCTCCCACTGCTCTTCCGTGAGAGGGACGCCTTCCGCCAGCGTACTGAAAATATCCAGATCCGTGGAAATACAGTCGCGAAATACAGTATCCAGTCGCGTAAACCAGGAATTCAGTTCCTCCAGGGTTAGGCCGAGCGCCAAGAAAGATTCAGTCGTCGGCTGGAGCCAGTCCGCGGGCCACTTCTCAAATTCAGCCGCCGAGTGTTTTGCGAGATCGTTTGCGCTCGGCGTATCCTTCTTGGGGTCATGGCCATCTTCCGCACACGTAATAGCCCAACTTATAAGACCGTACCAATATCCTTGAAGAACCAGTTGTTGCCAATGTGGGTAGGTGAGGCAATCAGTCTTCAATTTCTCCTCTAGAGCATTCAGAGCAGCATTCTTCGGCTCCATTCTGTTCCACTATAGACGCAAGGTTTAAACTGGGTGGCCGTATACGATAAATCTTAATCCAGCGTGTCAACCCCAGTGGCCGCGCCCACAAGGTCGCATTGTAGCCCCCAGGAATCGTCGCATAAAACTCAATTTCAGTTCCGTCGGCGGTTTTCAGTATTTTGGGGCCTAGCAAACATTGATAAATAACAATACGCGGTTTTATATTGTGGGCGGCCATAGTTTCATACACGGCCTCTCTAAACGCATCTATTTGAGCCGCGGCCATCTTACTCTGGTATGTAGGAAATATCGGACGAGAATACAGAATCTGACGGAGACGTATAACGGCGTTTTGTCTACAGAGATAAAATTGAACTGGTGCGGTTTGGTTCTGACGGGCACACAACAGAAAAAATGACCTACAAGCCCGGTGACTTTAGTTTCGTGGAGGACGTGGCGACGCGCGAGATGTTTGACGATGCCTACATGGCCATTGACGCGGTTTGGGGGGGCTGGGAGTTTATGGAGCGAGACCCTGGTGAGGGTGGATTCATGTATTCCTCGGACCCATATTCTGCCGCAATCCAGAAGAATATGAAGTATGATGGCCACAGCGGAGCCTCGTATGGCTGGACCATGCGCGTTATGCAGAAGATTGCTCGCGTCGGTTGGGAGCGCTTTGTGACCGAGTATAAGCCCGAGGTATAAGTACGCGGTGTAAAGGCTTATGAATAGTATATAAAGATTGAATGGACGAGGTGGAAGACACCAAACTCCATTTTTCACACGGCTCTGTATCGCTAAATCCAGAGCAGTATAAAATTGTAACAGCAGACCCGCATGAGCACCAACGCATCTTGGCAGCCGCTGGTTCTGGTAAAACAACCACTATTACAGCGCGCATCTCCTGGCTCTTAACAAATACAAGCGTGTCGGCGGACCAAATTGTTTTGCTGACGTTCAGCCGCAATGCCGCGCGCGAAATGTTACAGCGCGTGCGACGGCTCGTCGGCTCCGTGAGCCTCTGGGCTGGCACCTTCCACGCTTTAGCCAATACCATCCTGAGAGCCATGGGTGCGGCAGATGAGTCCTCGTCACTCTTTTTTGTAGATGAATTGCCAGTGCGATGGATGAAGTGGATGCGTACGGAACGAGGACGCAAATGGGTCGGCCGCATCCGCTACATTGTCGTGGACGAATTCCAAGACATCAATGCCATCCAGTGGCGTCTCCTAGAAACCATGCGACACATTGGCGCGCGCATGATTATTGTAGGCGACGACGCGCAAAACATCTACACATGGCGCGGCAGCAGCACTGGATTTCTCCTGGATTTTCACAAGCTGATTCCTGGAGTCAGCGACTATCAGCTGCGCCAGAATTACAGATCCACGGACGCTATCGTGGCCGTCGCCAATCGCGTCATGCGCGGCATCCCCACGCTGCCCTGGAAGGAACACATGGTCGCCAACACCATGGGCGGCGTCAAACCTGATGTGCTCTTCTTTTGGCGCACTGACGACGAATACATCTGGATTGCTAAAAAGGTCTTTGATATTCGCTCCAAAAATCCTGGTGCCACTATTGCTGTCTTGGCGCGCAATAACGTAGACTTGTACAAGGCAGAAGAGGCCCTCATTCAAAACGGTGTCAAGACGCGCTTCCTCGTGATGGAGCGGCAAGACGGGGGCGAAGAGGCTGCGAGTCACGGGCTCGTAGACTTGGCGACCTTTCACGGCTCCAAGGGTCTTGAATGGGACCACACCTTCTTGATTTCCTTGAGCGACGATACGCTGCCGAGCCGCAAGGGGGCTGCGGATATTATAGGCGAGCGCCGACTCTTTTACGTTGCCGTTACAAGGGCGCGCAAGCGCATGGTCCTGACCTATCACGGCAACGAGCGTTGCTTGTCGCGCTTTGTGCGCGAGATTGGATACCAGCATTTGACCTTTCACGGCCTCGCCAAATACGCCTTGAGCGAGTATGAAGTCGGCGGCGCGTCGCCGAGCCTCCAAGGGCTCCTGGACTGTCTTGATGGCGAAGAATGGCAACAAGTGCGCTCGGCGGGTTTGTTACCGTGGCGCGAAGATGAGATACCAGTTCCCATCACGGAATCCTATTTGTATCCGAAAGGGGAATCATGGCGCATTCCTGCGTGGGCAGATGTGCGCGACTTTGAGGCCTTCTTACGACTCTGGATGAAGCGCTGTATTCTGGAAATCCGCGGGTGGCAAGAACCTTACAAGGATCCGCTGCGCGAGCGGATGATTTTTACAGTCCGCGTGTTCCAGGAAGATCTGGAATTTTGGGGAACCTGGCGCGAGGAATTTGATTTGATGGTGCGCCACTTTTTTGCTGATTTGAAGCGCATGCAGCCAGCCGACTTTGGCGATGTCCTTGAATGGGCCCAGAAAAGAGGAGTTGCGTGGACACAGAAAGATATCGTCACAGCCACCAGCATCCTCGCCAAGTTGCGCGGCCAGATTCGCCCCATGCGCTTTGAAGAATACAGCCTTGACGAGTTCACCATTGGCCCCACGCGCTGCGTAGTACCGACCGAGTATCGCGTAGAAGTGCTGCGCTCTTGGCGCCGTTTTGTCAAAAAGGACATTGGATGGCGCGAGATTTTAATTGATATTTGGCGGCTCGCGTGCCTTGACCAAGTCTACGATGGGCGCACGGCGGGTCTCTTCCGCGTCGGCGCCATGATTGATTCCTTGGAAGGCTGCTTGCCGTTCTTGGAGCGCATTGAGAGCGCTTTGCGCGAGGCGCTCGAAGATGAGTCTGAAGGGGAGATTCTTATCAATCCTGAAGTCGCGCCAGACGGGTTAACGCCCGTTGGGTGCGATTTGTTGATTGGTCGCCGTTTGATACGCATCTGCGGCGAGAAGCGACCAGACATGTATGCGTGGACTGAGACGTGGCTCACGGCCTTTTTATTTGTCGCATGCGGTTATTGTAAACCAATTCAAACGATTCAAATGCTCCATCCCTTTACGGGGCGCATATGGTCACACGGTCCGGTGGATTTATTGCGGGCCAAGCAATTGTATGCGATGCTCTTGCGCATTTGGGATAAAAAGACGGCGACCTAAAACGGGCCTTATCTAAAACTCCAGACATGGAGACCTTAATGTTAAATGAATATAAGACAATTCTATTTAACATTACACAACTTGCGGAAACAATTGAAGAATTAAAATCTAGGGATAGTGCCAATAAAGGGATTCGGTCTCTAGAGATTGAAAAGGTGTATCTTGAAAAGTCGGCGGGCAAATTATACTTGCGCATTCAAAGTGTGATTAAAAACTAAATTCCTGGAGCGGCGGCGGAAAGAGCGCATCCAATTGCTCGGCATGGTTTTCTTGCCTATTTTCCACAAAACAGTCTTCATATGTTGTACAAATGCCAACATCATTCATGGCCGTAAATCCATCCTCATTTGTAAACATTGGCGAGTTCAGCATATTATGTAGTAGTGCGTGATTTTGTATAGTAGATGCTTCAGATTCAAGCACTTGTATCTTTTGTTGGTCTTCTGGGTTATATTCCTCCCAAATCCCAGATTTCTTTACAGGTGTCATGGTCTGCTTAAGTTTGGCAAGTCTTTCATACACAGCGTCGGCGCGGCGTTTACTTTCTTTCAAAGCCGCTTGTTCATTCGCAAACAAGACTGCGTGTGCGGCCTTTTCAGCTTCTAGTTGTTCTTCTGAAAGTCTATCTGGGGACATCCAAATGCCTCCGCCGCTAAATCCAAATCCAATATCATAGTCATCATCGTCGTCTATGGCAGTTTTTACAACCTGATTTTCTTGTCGCGGAATGCCGATTAATGCGCCAGGTTGGAGAAAGTAAGGAGTGTTGTCTTCTATGGGTTTTTTTACTACAACCTGATTTTGTTGTCGCAGCACACCTACAGTATTAATGCCGATTAATTGGCCGAGTTCCAATCTTTTTTTGGGCTCCTCTACGGGTGGAGGAGAATCTTCTGAGGAGGAGTCTGATTCTAGAGGAGGTGGTGTCTCGGCATCTTTCTGAAACAAGTCAATGAGACTGGTGCTAGGTGCTTCTTCTTGTTGCGGCGCCTCGGTCGGCTCAGCGTCCACAGACTTCATTTGGCTAAATTTAAACATTTTCTCAGGAGTTTCATTCACGAGATCATCAATGGCCGCATCTATATCCATCACACGCCGAAAAAGAATCTGGCTGACCTCGGCGGGCGTCCATTTCTTACTGAGACTCGGCCGATTGATGCGTAACCATTGAGACTCCGTCAAGTCTCTATCATAATGCTTTTCCAGATGTTGTTTCAGAACCTCTGGAGTATGCTTCTCAAACTCCAGCATCATATCAAAGCGCCCAGGGCGCAGCAGAGCCTCATCCAAGCGCTCAGGATAATTCGTGCTCAGAATAATAATACGCCCTGGAGTCTCGCGCACGCCGTCCAGCACATTCAAGAGCGTCGCGAGGTCCAACTTGTCCGCATCATCATCCGTCTTGCCGCGCATCATCCTATTCGCCACAGCCTCGCCCTGCGTCTGCTTCAAGAGCTCCATCTCGGCCTCCACGCGAACCTTGCGCTCCTGCTCCGCCTTGACCTGATCCTGAGACCGTTTAATCACAATAGAATTCATCGCGTCAATATCCTCAATCACATACAGTCGCTGCTTGATAGGAATCGTCAGAACCTCACGCTTTCCGTCAGCCAGAAGCACTGTGACCTGTTCATTATAAAACAGATCCTTGAGCGCATCCTTCGTCTTGATTTCGCTCAGAGCAATATTGAAAATATGACGCTTGGTATCATTTGCGATACCCTTGATGGTGCTCGTCTTGCCGCAGCCAGGGACGCCATACATGACAACACCCAGCGTGTGCGGAATACCCTTGCTGTCATACCAGTCGCGGCGGCGCATGAAGAACTCCACGCGCTCTTGAAGTTCGCCAATCTGACGTAAATAAACGTTCTTGAGCGTGCGGTTGCTCGTGAACTTGCTCTTGTTAAATAAGATGCTGTTACGCGGGGAGGGATTGCTATAGCCCCCCGCGGCAGTCATCTGATCAAAGTAATACGTCTCGCTGCCGAGTTTATTCTTCTTCTCTTGCTCATAGCGGTCCATTGTTTCTTCCACGAACTTGTGGAGCCACGTGATATCATGGTCATATGTGGAAAGCCTATACAGGATGGGCTCAATGCGGGCCTCTTTGGAGCCTCCTTGAATGGTGATTCCAGCAACGCCGCTGGATGGATTGATGATTTCAAACCAGACATCATTATCAATCATGAGCGTGTCTTTGAAATTGGGAATCATCTCCACGCCATTGTAGCGAAGGCTACGCACCTCTGGGAGGTTACACACGTGATACATCACCGCATCAATACGCGGGTCGGTCGCCTTGTCCTGATTGCGCTCAAACTGAATATAGGCGCGAATCTGTTTTTGCGCGGGCGGCGTCTGCGTCGGCATCATAAGCAGGGCGGGGCTCTTTTTGTCTTGAGGGCCGTACCATCTGGTCTGGAGCCAGATCCAAATCGCCGAGAGAATAAAGGGAGCGTATTTTACAAACTGGTCGTAGCCCATGAGCATCATCATAGTAACAAGAGACGCGCCGCCTTTTCCTTGGCCACCGCCGTCAAGGAATTTCATAAGATACTGCATCTTGAACAGTTCCAGCATCTGGTTCATGCCACCCCCGCCCATCATGCCCATAACTGGATTTGTGGCGGCGGCATTCATTTATAAATACTAGTTGTTTGTAGCAAATCGTCTTTAGACTTATATGGTGATATATCTGGGTTGATATTAATTCGGCGCAGGTCTCGGCAGATTATCCGGTGAAGGGTTCTTGCCATTGTTGGTTTGCCACAGCATACTGCCGCAAGTATTATCCTTCTGTTGATACTTGCTCATACTTGTAAAATTATTAAAGAAGAGGGGGGCGCCCTTCAGACCGCAGACCATGGCCTCCTCGGAGCACTTGTACTGCTCTAGATGCTGGAGCACGGGCGGGTCGGCGAGGTTGCGCGCAATTTGGGACCTCGGTGCCGTCTGAGGTGGCAGCATAGAGTATTGCTGGAAGGCGTCGCTCGTCGCGGGGAGTACGTATTGCTGGGGGAAGCAAGATTTGGGTCCGGGTAAGAGGTCCTCGTTAAGAGGACGGTCCAATCGGCGCAAGAGACTTTCGTTGTTGATGGCCTCGGAGTAACGACTGGGCGGATAAAACTCGCTGGCACCAGGAATTACCATGGTTGGCGGCACGGGCGGGGCGGCCTCGGCGGGGCCAGAGTTGACATACTGGAGGCAAATCTTGGCCCAGGGTCTCGGATCCATCGGGAGCGGCAGAGAGTGCGACGCGGTTCCCATGCCGCCAGGGACGCTGCGCGCGAAAATCATAGTGGGGTCCCAGTGACGGGGCGCGCAATAGCGAGTTAACTTGGGGTCCAGAGTTTTATCGTCTTGTATAGGAAACTGCGCGGCGACTATTCCACCAGGAAGGGACATTTCTAGAAGATGCTATTATTTTCTAGGCGGTTCCATTGGCGGCCCGTTTCTTCGCGGTACGTTTCGTGTTTCGTATCGTGATTATCTTATTCATCGTGGGGTCGTGCTCTATTTCTAGAGTTGTAGGGGTGGGAGGTCTGCTGCGTATATCTTCTAAAATGAGTTGTGTTATACTGTCAACAGGGCTCTTATTTGGACTCTTAGGCGACCCGCTTTGCTCTTTGAAAGTTTATATGTGATTTTTTGTATTCCTGTTAATGAACCCTTCTTACGATTATTGTATAATGATTGTAAGATTGCTACTTGACCTGGGTCTAGTTCAGTACGTTTGCCCCACAAAAATCCCAAACCACGGCGAGAAAACTTCTGGGTGGTTTCGTATTCTACTGCGGTGGATGCCATTTCTTCTACCGGGGTGCCGGGAAAATCTTGCGGCAAAACACCGCGAGTTTTTACTGCGTTTCAGATTGAGGTGCGGAAATTACGTATGTTTTTAATTCCTTGACCTTATTTTGTAAATCTATGATTGTTTCTTCATAATTGCGTATACGCTCTTGAAGCCTGGCTTGTTTTTCAGGACTTTCGTAATATTTTTTTAATTTTTCTTTGCTACGTTTTCTATTATCTGGGGCTCTGTGTCTCATTTTTGTAGTTCGCTCACATGGCTCGCTGTCAGAGGCGTCTGACATGTTTAACTATCTACCTATGAAACTATATTTTTAGACCCGCTTCTACCGCTTCGGCGGTTCCATTGGCGGCAGAGCGGGAATTGTAGACCCTGCCGTGGCCGTCGCCTTGTTTTCCGTTATAACCATCGTGGCGCTCCAGTCGCAGTCATTGTTGTCTATCGTATCGCCAACAATGTTGACCCACTCAAAATACAGCTGGTCTAAGCGTCCCACGGGTGGATTGAAAGGCTGATTATTAAAGATAAAGGTTTGACTGAATGTATTAAAGTTATTCAAAATCAACTTACCGTGAAAGTTCTGAATCTGGCCCGTGGTGTCGCGTGTAATCTTGAAATTTTCCTTATAGGTATTATCCATACGATTCAGTTGATATTCAGGATTGAGGCGCAAGAAGATATAATCCTCCAGAATCTTATAGAAACTAGAAGCGCGGTGATAGGTACTGAAGGGCGTATCGACTTTGGCGTAGCCGAGATTGTAGCCGAGGCCCCAGTCTTCCAAGAGGTCCTTGTATTGCGGAGCGAGCCCAGATTTCCAGAGGAGGCTGAAAATAATGGGGTCCTTGAAGTTGGCGCGGCCAATGGCGGATTGCGGCAAAATATACCTCAGAGTCGTGCTGATATACGTCTGAATATCGAACTCCACGTTTGTGTTGATATTGCTCAAGAGAGCCGCGTTGGACTGGTAGTTGGCGTAAATAGTGCTGTAATTGCTGGTGAATTGCGCAAAGTTTGAGGAATTGAAATTGCTGCCGAGGAAGTTGGGTAATAGGCCTTGACCGAAATAGCTGTTGGATTGCTGGAAGGCAATATCAAAGTTGGAAAGGATTTCGCCATAGGGCTGATTGAATTGGCTCTGGTCCACCTTGTACGTGCTAATTTCCGCAATGATGTCCAGTTGTGACATGTAGCCGAAATCGTAGAGATTTGTCAGATTGAAACGCACAAGGACTTCGCTGGATTCTGTAGGCGAATATCCGCGGATTGTAATGAACTGATAATCCGTGCTCTTAATGAGAGGCACGTTGAAGATATAACTGTTAAAGTAATATCCAGACATGTTAGGGTCGCTCACGTAGAAATTGCTAGAGTTTTCCAGACCCCACTTGTTGGTCGTGTCGGCGAGATAATTAGATTCAGCGCGGTAGTAGAAGATGGCCGAGTGGGGATATTCAGGATAATCCAGATACGTCAGATCTGGAATTGGGCTGAAATTGTTGGAGACCTTTTCCAGCACAATCTTCTGGAAGGGATAAAAGATTTGCCACGCGGCCCCCACAGTTCCGTTGACGTCTGGTTCTGTATTTCTGTTGGCCCAGACCATTGGCTGCGAGGCAGCTGTTAGCCAGAGGCCGCCGAGAGGGGCTGTGCCGAGTGACGTGACTTGGCTGGTAATGACTGTACTGACTGCCAGAGTGGAAATCGTTTGAGGGCCCGCGTTCCGTTGCGTCGTGTAGTAGATTGTGCTGCTGTAGTTAGCTTGTTGCGTGTAGAGATAGAGTCGGTCTTGGTCGTGGGGGATATTTGAGGCTGCGACAACAGCGAGGCCAGACCACGCGGTAGGCCCTGTGGCTGCGGGCTGCCACGCGGTTCCTGGAAATGCGGCAGTGATAGGCCACTCGTAGGCGGTGGTTCCTAAGAGCGTCGTGGTATCTAGAGGCATCCAGTACAAGGTCGAGGTCGCAGGGTCTATCGCAATCGTGGCAGTGCTCGTGGCAGGAATGGTTTCGGATGCGAGAGACCCCCCTGTGGTTGTATTGTAGTAGAGACTCGTGATGTTTGTTACGTTCTTATATACGATGGCCATTTGGGTGTCGTTGTTGATAATGAATCCCATCACCGTGCCGCCAATAGGGACATTATATGTGGAGTCAAGGGGGTAGATAGAGAGAACGCCAGTTGTGGGATCGTATCGTTTGATGCGCAGAGTAAAGTGCGTATTATCAAAGTTGCTGTTGCTCATGCCCAGGAAGTAGTAATTGGAGCCATTTCCAGATGCGGCCACGAGGGCTGTATTTTCATAGGAGGGGAAGAGTTGGTCGGCGCTCAGGGTCCAGGTGGCGGTTGACAGATTGCGGGTAGTCTGTGTTGGCGTGTAGGGATAGATGGCAAAGTTAGTATCCTGGAGCATTATAAAATTAGACACGGTGGCAATGACGCGAGACGGCGTGAGGGTTGTTTGCCATGGCTGTAAATAGTTTACGTCTTCCGCGGGACTGAATTGCTGCTTTGTGTTGAGCACGGTGGTTCCAATCGGCAGGGAGTTGATATATTCAGATTGGCTGCCATCATTCCCTTGCGGCGGAGCGA